ATGTTAGATGGTGTTGGTCAAAGTAATGATGCTATAGGAACTGCTAGGTCTGTTCCTCAAACATTTGGTATTGCAATAGATAGAGATAATAATACTTTTAAATGGACTTATGATGGAAGTACATATAGTTCCACTTATACCATACCTTCAACTGGTGTTTTAGCACCATATATTGGTAGTGGTGGTGGTACTAATACTGCTAGTGGTGTATTTAATTTTGGAGCTGACTCAACTTTTGCTGGACTTGTAACTGCTGGTGGAAATGCAGATGAAAATGGTTATGGTGATTTTTCTCTGGCTGTGCCTTCTGGTTATTTAGCATTATGTGCTGGTAATCTCCCAACAGATTCTAACATTAGTCCTACTAATGAAGATGCTGCTACACAAATTCCTACACAACAATTTAATATATTAAAGTATACAGGTAATGGTAGTGAACGAACACTAACTACAGAATTTCAAGCAGACATGGGTTTGAATAGATCAACAATACAAGGTCAAGATTGGTACACACTAGATACAAGTAGAGGATGGTTTGGAGTTAGTTCTAATAATAAATATTTAAAAATGAATGCAGTTGACTCAGAAGCAACATTACCACAATACAATTTTAAAGCTCAGAGTGGTAATGATATTACTTTAACAAGTGGCACAGCATTTAATTCTGGTAGTCATACACAACAAATATGGTACTGGAAAGCTAATGGAGGAACAACTACAACTCCAAGTGGAGGAACTTTAGCAACTACTGTTCAAGCAAATACTAATGCAGGATTTTCTATAGTTCAATATGTAGGTGATGGAGGTACAAGTGCTTTTACATTAGCTCATGGTCTGGGTAAAAAACCAAATATGGTATTAATGAAAGATAGAGATACTAATGGTAATAACCAACAATGGCATTGTTATATGATTGATGCTGGTTCTATTCCCAATAATAATTACATTTATCCCTCTTATGCTTCTGTAGGTTACACATCTACTAATGGAACTATAAATAGTAGCACCACTACAAGTACTGTGTTGGGAGTTAATAGAACAAGTTCCACAGGTGGTGGACAGACTATATCTCAAAGTGGTCATAATTATCTTATGTATGTATGGGCAAATATAGAAGGCTATTCTAAGTTTAGTTCTTATACTGGAAATGGAAATGCAGATGGCACATATATTCATACTGGTTTCACTCCTGCTTTTATATGGATTAAAGATTATGACAGTTCTTCTGATTGGAGAATATACGATACTACAAGTGATCCTTATAATGTAGCTTATCATTATTTACCTTTTACTAATGCTGCTATAAATGGTTCTTCTAATACAACAGATATAGACATACTTAGTAGTGGATTTAAGATTAGAGGTAATGCTAGTACAATTAATACTAATGGTAATAGATATGAGTATATGGCTTGGGCTTCCAATCCATTTCAATTTGCAACAGCAAGATAATTTTGAATAAACACTAAGGTATGGTACAATGACTAATAAGACTGCAACGGAATTAGCTCTTAAAGCTTTAAAGAAAATAGAAGAACATGAAAAAGAATGTGGTCTAAGGTGGGCAGAAGCAACAGTAGAATTACGTGGATTAAGAGAAGACACAACTCGTAATACACAAAGATGGGAAAGACTAGCTTGGCTAGTTTGTGGTACACTTATAACAGCAATTATTGCTGCATGGATTAAAGGAAACTTCTAATGTCATCAACATATACAACACGATTAAGACTAGAAAAACAAGGAGATGGAGAGAATCCTAATACATGGGGACAGAAACTTAATCAAAGTGTAATTGATTTAGTTGACTCTGCTGTAGCAGGATATACTACTGTTGTCGTAAGTAGTGTAGATCTTACATTAACAACATCGGATGGAGGAGCTGATCAAGCTAGAACTAAAACTTTAGAAGTAACAGGTACTTTAACTTCTAATGTAGCTATTATTGTTCCTCAAGTTCAAAAAGATTATATGGTTTATAATAATACTAGTGGTGCATATACTGTAACAATTAAAACAGTTGCTGCTGCTGGTTCATCTATAGCACAAGGTGGTATTGGATCTGTTATTTGTGATGGTACTAATGTACATGCAGCTAATGGTACAGGTATTGGAGCTAAGAATTTATTTGCAGTAAGTGCATCTGATATAGGTGTTAATTTAATTACACAAGCAACAACAGCAACAACCAGAGCTCAAATAGGAATGGATAGTGCATATGTTAGTACTACAGCTTTGATTGATAATGCTGTTATATCTACTAAGATTACAACCACAGGGAGTACAGCGATAGGCAATGCAATAGGTCAACGATTGGTTTCAACAGCAGGACCAACAAGTGCAACTGATCCGGGTTCTCTAGGTACATTATATACAGGAGATCTTTGGTATAAAACTACTGCGTTCTCATAATGGCATCATCATTCTACATAATAGAGGGTGGAGTTTGGAAGAAAGTTTCCGAAGCTAATATCTATACTGGAAGTGCATGGGAATCTGTATCAAATATTTACTATTGGAATGGTAGTGCATGGGTAAAAGGATTTACCAAAGGCTTTGAATTTAGTAAAACTTTTTCAGGAACTACAGATAACTTTAGTACAGCTACCGAAGCAACTGCTCAAGGATGGAATGGAACAGATAGTGTGATAGCTAATTTAACTTTATCAAGTGGAGCTATTATTAGAAGTAGTTCTATAAGTACTTATGCATTTGAAACTACTGGTTTACCTGCTAACTCTCAAGTTAATCTTACATTAGATACTGGAACTTATATTGTAGGTAAAGGTGGAAAAGGTGCTATAGGTTCTTTCTCTGTAGTTATTCCATATCCAGATCCCGGATATAGTGATGGACAACCGGGTGGACCAGCTGTACAAATTATTAGTGGTGTTACTATGAATCTTACTAACAACGGAACCATCGGAGGCGGTGGAGGCGGAGGTGGTGGAGGTAATGGTGGTGAAGCCTTTGCTCTTGCTGGAAGTTTCCAAGGAGGATCTGGTGGAGGTGGAGCTGGTTATGGAGAAGGAGGTCCTATAAATCCCGGACAACCTAATGCCTATGTATCTGGACCTGCAGGTAATCCCGGAACTTTAACTGCTGGTGGAGCAGGAGTTGGTACTATTAATATTCATAGTTCTTATGGAGGAACTGGTGGTAATGGTGGTTCTTTAGGAAGTGCTGGTGTTAATGCAGTTAATGGTGGTAGTGCACCATATGGAATGTATAATTCTGCTGGATCTGGTGGACCAGCAGGTGTAGCTATTAATGGGTGGACAAGAGTTAATGCAATAACTGAAGGTACAATTTTAGGAGCAAAGAATAACTAATGGCATATGATTCAGTCACAGCAAAGTTAGATTTTAGACCGGGATTTCATAGAGAGTCTACACGTTATGCCGAAGAAGGTTCATGGTATGATGGTAATCGTGTACGTTTCAGAGAAGGTAAACCAGAGAATATGCGTGGCTATAATAAAAGAGTAGCTACAGCTTTTGATGGTATAGCTAGAGATTTACTTACATGGTCTGATAATGATACTACAAAACATATTATATTTGGTACAGAACAAAAAGTATATTCATATGATGGTGATGAAAATATTGATGTAACTCCTTTAGTAAGCACAGTTAATTTAGTATCAGTAATGGATTATGTATCTGGTGAAGTAACAATAACAGTATCTTCTAATAATCATAATTTAAATACTGGTGATTGGATTACTTTTGTTAGTTCTACAGTTACAGCAGGAATAACTTTAAAAGATCAAGTATGTCTTGTTTCGGTGATAGGTGTTAATAATTATGAATTTGTTAATAGTACTCAAGCCACAGGAACTTTTACTCATATTGGTAATGCAGAAGTAGGATACCTTTTACCTACTGGTAATGTGAATGCAATACAAGGACTAGGTTATGGAGCTGGTGTATATAATGCAGGAGTTTCTGTCTCTACAGGAAGAGCATGGAATCAAGCTGCAACTACTTCTAATATAACTTTCCCTGCAACTAATTGGTCTTTTGATACATGGGGTGAAGATGTAGTAATGGCACGTAGAGGTGGACGTATTTATTATTATGATACAGATGTATCTGTTACACCTGAAAGAGCTTATCTTATTAGTGCATCACCAAGTGTTAACAATGTAATACTAGTGTCTCCTAATGACAGACATCTTATATCTTTTGGTTCAACTGAATTTGGTACTGGTACTTATAATCCTTTATTGGTTCGTTGGAGTGATCAAGAAAATTATAACAATTGGACTCCAGCTATAACTACAACTGCTGGTGAAACTGTATTAACAGATGGTTCTCAAATTATTGGAGCTATTCGTTCTAGAAATCTTATTGGTGTATTTACTGATAATGCTTTATATGGTATGCAGTTTGTTGGTCCACCTTTTATATTTAATTTTAGACAATTAGGTACAGCTTGTGGATTAGTATCTCAACATGCAGCTGTTAATGTTGATGGTCGTATGGTATGGATGGGTGAGAATAACTTCTTTATCTTTGATGGTCAAATGAGAAATCTTGATTGTACAGTTAGAAGATATATCTATGATGATATTAATACTTCACAAACAAGTAAAATATTTGGTGGAATTAATTCTGAGTTTAAAGAAGTAGTATGGTTATATCCTTCTAGTAATTCAGAAGAACCTAATCGTTATGTAATGTGGAACTATGGTGATAACACATGGGTATATGGAGAATCATTATGGACTACATATGCAGATAGAGTTGTATATGATAATACAATAACTACAAGTAATGATTCTTATCTTTATAATAATGAACCAGATGATTACTATAGTGCTGATGGACAACCTATTACTGCATACTTAGAGTCTGCTGATTTTGATATTAAAGATGGTCATGAGTTAATGTTTATTGATAGAATGATTCCAGACTTTACTATTAATGATGGTAACATACAATTTAGTTTATTTACTAAACAGTTTCCTGCAGGAAATCTTATAGAGAAAGGACCATTTAATATTAATTCTGGTACAAAACAAGTACATTTAAGAGCAAGAGGAAGACAAGCAAGAGTAAAAGTTTCTAGTTTTACAGACAATACCTATTGGAGATATGGTGCTGTAAGATTAGATATTAAACCAGATGGACAACAATAATGGCTAGATACCCAGACTTACCGACAGCATATAATATTAAGAATAAAGAAATGAATGACACTTATAATGATCTTAGATCATGGAGTGGTAATTTAGTTAATGAATTAGAAACAAGAGATGCAGAGGAAAATAATAAACCTTCTACTAATATTTATAGTGTAGTAACTATAACAAATATTGGTAGACCTCAAGCAGGAGATGTAGCTTATAGTGCTAGTACAGGTAAATTTAAAGGATATGTTAGCACAGCAGTAACACAAGCATGGGTAGATTTTAACTAACCTTTGCAAACACAGGCATTACAGGATATAATGTCTATAACTAATGGAGTAGAAACGTGGCACAAAGACCTATGGTAAATCCAACAACAGCAATGCCTGATGCACCTATGTCGGGACTAGCTAACCTAATGGCAATGAAGGGCAGAGACAATGATAGTATGCTTGTTCATCTTAGTCCTAATGAAGTAAACAATCTTAATAAATTATCTGGTAATACCATGACCATTAATCCATCCACAGGATTACCTGAAGGTCGTTCACGTTTTCTTGAAGCAGCTTTACCAGCATTATTAAGTATTGGTGCAGGTATAGCTACTGGTGGTATGAGTATACCAGCACAGATGGCAGCAGCTGCTGCAGCAGGTTATGGTGGTCAAAGATTAGTAGGTAAAGGTCATGACGAAGCATTAACAAGTGCAGTTCTTGGGGGAGCAACTGCAGGATTATTTGGTGGTGCTGGATCAGAAGCATTAAAAGGTGCAAGTAAACAAGCTACAGAAGTAGCAGCTCAAAAAGCAATTGCAAATCAAATTGGTTCAGCTGCTGGAGATACAGGAATAAAACTTGCATCAGATGAATTAACTAAACAACTTGCAGAAAAAAGTGCAGAAGAAGGAACTAAATCTTTGTTACAACAAATGGTTCCTACATCTAGAGATTTATTTAATGTAGTAAAACAAGGTGGATTAGATAGTTTATCTCAACAAGCTGTTGCTTTACCTTTAGCTACTCAATTTGCAGGACGCACAGGAATTAATGCTTTAGTAGATCAGATGAGAGCTGATGCTACTAGGCCTCGTCCTATTCCTATGGGTATGGAAACAGAAGAGATAGATATATATTCAACACCATTTACACAAACTGCAATGGGACCATTTAATCAACAACAGATAGCAAGTAACTTTATATCTGGTGGTACAGGTCCTTATGGTATGAATTATTTTAGTCAAGCTTATGGTCAAGAGGGTGGACAAGTTGAAGAAATGGAAATGTTAAAAGAACCTAATAACCCCGGACTAAAAAAATTACCTACTCAAGTTAGAAATAAAATGGGATATGCTAAAGAGGGTGGACAAGTTGAAGAGATGAATCAAGGAGGACTTACACAGTTACAAAATATAATGGGTAATCCTGCTTTACAAATACAAAATCCTAATCCACCATTAAAAATGTTTATGGGTGGTTCAACTAACCTTTTTGAAAAAATGTTAAGTGATCCTAAAGTAGCAGCATTATTACAAGGACAAGGACAAACACAACCAAAATCATATGATGTATTAGCTTCTATTGGTGCTAATCCTCCACAACAAATGAATTATGGTGGTATGACAGGAGCAGGTATGGCAAACTCTTCTATCATTCCAGCAATTGCACCATTGATTGAAGTAGCTAATCAACAAGCACAACAAAGATTAGCAAAGGGGGGAGAAATTGTAGAAGGGTTAAAAGAGATAGCTACTAAAAAACAAACAAGTATGCCAGCTTTTGAAGGAAGAGTAAAAGGACAAGGAGATGGCATGTCTGATGATATTCCTTTTAATATAGAGGGACAACAACCAGCATTACTCGCAAGAGATGAATATGTAATACCTGCTGATGTAGTAGCAATGGT